TAGGTCAGCCCGTTGGCGCCCCCGCCGCCGCCGGTGCTCGGTGTTGCCGGTGCCCATGCGCTGCCGTTCCAGACAAGCGTCTGCCCGCTGGTTGGTGCCGTGCTGGCGACCGGCTGGCCCTTAAGTTTGTCCACCGAGGTCGTGTGCAGGCCGCCGGATACGTCGCCGGTGAGGATTGGAGAGTTTAGAGATGGCATGTTACCAAGTGATGCTGATGGAAGGACTTCCTGCGCCCTCAGAAATTACGATTTCGATTGTTGTGCCTGCCACGGTGGAAAAGTCCACTGCGCCTGTAAATGTGTCGCCCGCGCCACCAGCGCACATGGACGTGTCTGCTGTGCCGCCTTTGCCGGGTGAGCCTTTAGTTAATGGATATATTGTAAATAACTCAACGCTGTAGCCGCCACCGCCGCCACCGCCGCCACCGCGATCAGTCCCGCCGCCGCCGCCGCCGCCAGCTGAACTACTACTAGAGGCCCCTCCCGATCCTCCATTTCCTCCGTTGCCTCCATTCTCGGCTCCAATGCCCCCAATTCCACCTTCTCGCTGGCTGCCGCCTGCTCCGTCAGTAGCAGTTCCTCCACCGGAAACTCCACCCGCTCCGTCTCCATTTGCAAAATTACCAGCAATCCCTCCAAATCCCCCCCCAGTACCATTGCCTTTAGCTCCATTTGCCGCTTGGAAAGAAGAATTTGCGTCTGCCTTACCACCACTGCCCCCGCCTCCATATCCAGGCAGTCCTTCCAACCCCGCGGCACCGCCTGTATAGGCGATTCCTAGCGCAGCAATGCTAACAGATGCCCCAGTGACGCCCGCAGTAGCGGTTCCATCCGCGCCGTTTGCGCCTGTTGTAGGAGCCACCCACTGTTGAGATGTTTCGTCAAAGTATGCATCCTGCCCAAATTCCCCATCAGCCCCGTCTGTTGCTGTCCCGTCACTACCATCCCCTGCGGCTGCGTCGACGTAAACCCAACGCACCCACGCCGGTACCGCCCACTGATGCGTCCCGGCAGTGTTAAAAGTTACAGACCCATTGAGACTTGTCGGTTCCCATCTGTTTTGAGCGGCGTCCCATGCGAGCACCTGCCCGTTTGTTGGCGCGTCAGACGCTACGTCGCGGCCCTGTATTTGTGTCGCGTTACCACTGCCACCGCCGCCGCCCGCCACAATGGCGCGGATGCTGATGAGTTCGCCTGAGATCGGCGCTTCCACGAAGGTGATGGTGCCGCCTGCGGTGGCGCTCACTGAGTATTTACTCGGCGGTTGGTCAATGCCACCAACGCTTACCAAATAAGCGCCGTCGTCGGTGCTGCTGTACCCCGTGAACGTGAACGCCACCGTAGTTCCGTCTCCGGTGTGTTCGGTCACAGTCGTCCCGGCTGCGGTCGGCGGGTTGAGCAGCATGACGCCGCCGTCCCCGCCCAGAAAGAGTTCGCCGGTTTGCGTGTTTGTCGCCAACTCGCCCAGTTCGAGCGTGCTTGGGTTGCCGGTCGCGCCCGAGCGCCTTTTTGGAATAATCGGAAACGCCATAGTTAGTAAGTGCCAGCGCTGGCGACTGTTGCGGTGCCGTCCACCGCGATTTCGATGCTTGCCGAGGACTTGATGCCACCCACCACCGTCGAGGTGCCGGGTATGATTTTGGCCGCGCCTGCGGTGCTTACAAACAGCGAGTTGCTGGCGATCGGATCCACGCTGAGGATGCCCAGCTGCGAAGTCGTCGCAATCTGTAGCTGGCTCGTGCTCAGGACTCCCGCAGCGGTCAACTCTGGCACACCGCCTGGAGTCGCCAGTTGCGTCAGCTGCGCAGTGCTTACCGCGCCGATGTTGGCAGGCGTGAGAGTCACGTTGCCGTTGACTGGCGTCTGGCTGTTGACGCTGACCACCTCGTTGCGCCCTCCGTGGATGAGGTCCCACTTTGACCCATTCCAAGCCACAATATCGCCCGCAAGGATCTGGGTGATGTTGTTGCCGAGGCCGCCAACGGTGCCAGCGGTTGCCGCAACGTAATAGTCTCCGGTAGCCGGTGCTACGCCGTCCACGGTGGTTGCGGTGATGACCGGCGAGCTGTTGACTGTCCAGGCTCCTTTGTAAGTCAGCGCCCCCACCGATGCCGCCGGGAGCAGTCCGCTTGGGATTTTGCCGTCCCCGCCCAGTTGCGGCACCAGTCCGGCGACGGCGGTCGTCGTCAGGAACGCCACCTGCGCCGTCGTCAGCCCTTGAATCTGGTTTGTTGAAATCAGCCCCGCGCCAGTCAGTTGCGGAATTTTGCCAGCAACGGCCAGCTGTGTGATGTCGTTGGTGGTCAGCGCGCCGCCGCCAACTTCCACAACACCGGAATTGCCTTTGAGGTAGAGTTTACCGGTCTGCGTGTTGACGGCCAACTCGGCCAGCTGGAGCGCGCCAGCCAGCGGCGCGTCGGGCGAGGTCGTTACTGCGTTACGAATTGGGATGATGGGGAATGCCATGATGGTGCGTTAGTAAGTGCCTGCTGTAAAATCGACTGGCACCCAGCTGGTGCCGTTGTACTGATAGACTTGCCCCACTGTCGGTGCCGTCGCGGACACGGTGCGCCCGCGGATGCCGGTCACGGTTGCCACGGTGCCGGACTCGCCGGTCGCCAGTGAGAGGTCGCCAGTGACGCTGGTCAGCGATCCGGGAGGCCCTTGAGGTCCTTGCGGTCCTTGAGGGCCAGCGACGCCAGGTGCGCCGGTGAGTAGTGTGACCACCAAGGGGCCACAGGCGGTGTTGCAGCTCATGATATTGTCACGCGTGCCTCGATTAAACGGATGTCCCAGCCGTCAGGCCGTTGGACGTTGACAGTTAACTGTGCGCCGAACTGCGCGGACAGTGCCGCCGTCTGCGTGTTGGTAAGTCGCAGCGATACCACGTCAGGCTCAGGACGGACGATGGTCGGCGTCGTCAGCGATGCACCCGCGGAGGTTTTGAGAGTCACCGCCACAAACCAGTCCGTGAGGTCGACATACGGACTACACAGCCCGTCCTCTTGGATTTGGAAACTGAAATCCCAGTCCGTCCCCCGCTGAATTGTCGATGATGTCTGGACGGCGACCATATACCCTAAGCTATTGGGACAAGTAATTTTGAGCGCTGTCGCAGCACCCGGAAGCCCGCTCTGCGCCGTCCGGCCATGCTCTGGCCTGTATCTCCTCAGCCAGCGTTACAAGCCGTCCCAGCGGGCATTCTGGCGCGTCGTGGAGGATCCCAAACCGCGCCGTGCACGTCGTCTGACAGTCGCAATCCAAGCACGTCGCGATGCGTTTGTCGAGCAGCCAGCGGGGAATCATGCGAGTGCAAAATTGCAGCTAACTTGCGCAGAGCAAAAGCCGTCGGGACTTGTTCCTGCTTGCCCATCTTTGAGCCACTGGATGATAACGCCGCTCTGCCACGGAGAACCGGAAAATGGCGCAACTGGCGCAATACCAACTCGCAGCGATGGCAACGATGCATCAATCTGCGCCCGCGCGGCTACGGAGTAAGGGTCATTTTCCCAGTTGGGATACGGCACAACGGGCAGCATTGTGTCGCCCTTAATTTCGTATTCATTGGTTTCGATTTGCCAGAAAATGCTCCACTGTTGCACGAATGGCGGCTGTCCGGTTGCGGTAAACGTGACCGGGATGGTTCCTGCAGGAGTCAGCATTCCAACAATTTGTGCCCGCCCTTCGCAAAGGTTCGGCCCTCGCAGTATCCAGTTTTGCTCATCGTTAAGCGGCATCCCAATGCACTGCAATTCGCGCCGCGTCCACCCCGTGTAAAGCACGCCGTGCGTTATTGTGCCGGATCCGGCCAGCGTGTAGCCGTCGCCGCTTTCCGAATACTGAAACGCCACTGAAACGCTGCCGGTGATGTGCTTTCGCCACTCGTAGCAGTTCACGCTGACCACGCCAGGTTGCACGGGTTCGGGATAGGCTCCGAACACACGTTGGTGATTTGAGTAATCGCCAACGGCGAGCCGTCGGTCACCACGGTTGCCAGCAAAATGTAAACGGAATCCTCTGTATTTGCCTCCAGTGTGCCGCTCTGCAACACCGTGATGGCGTCGGAGTCGGGCAGGATTTGAAGCGTCGTCGTGTTGTAAGTGACCTTAGCGTAGATGTATGAGTTGCCGCTGATGTCCAGTTTGAATGGCGGGAAATCCAGCCCCATGCCGTCAGGCCAGCGCCCCGCAATCAGATTTTGAGCGACCTGCACTTTAAGCCCGGCTTCGTCGCTGGCGTCGGTGACCTCGAAATACTGGCACACAGCGCCCGCTTCGCTTGATGCGCCGCTTGCGCTTGGTGCGACATTAATCACCGTGCCTCCAGCCCCGCGCAAAAACGTGCCTCCAGTCACCGCGGTCAGCAGTGAGCTTTTGACTAGGTCGATCAGTTGATTAAACGCCGACGGCGACACCGGCGTGCCACGTTGTTGATAAGGAATCACGCGTAAAGGTAAATGTCCCAGGACGAGTTTGCGGACGACGACATGTACTCGTAGGTGGTTCGGAATTGGTCGCCTTCCTGTTGTGATCTAATGCCTGACAGCAAAAAGTTTGCTCCTGCTGGTGGTGTAAATCCCGCAGGCCAGCCGCCTTCCCAGACATCAATTCTGCCGAGCATAGACATGTCTGGCGCTCCAGCTTCAAGCACCGTAACTCTAACGGTGCAACGTCCAACGTAATACGACTCAACGCCTCGTTTTATAAACGTGTAAAACTTGGCAAATGCTGGGTTGGTTTCCGCAGCAGGTTGCCAGAGGTTCAGCTGGTTTTCTGGCGTCGCGCCTGTGCCCTTGCCGCGCAAAAATGCGTCGTTGGGATTCTTTTTGTACGTTGCCCACAAGCCTTTTAAGTAGTCGGATATTTCGTCGGGTCCTGAGTTAAAATACGGATGCGTCTCAAGCGGCTCGGTGCCAATGCTGCCGTCAAAGGAAAACTGCGGCTCGCCCTGGCTGATGAGGAACTCTTCGACCAGTGTGTAAACGCCATCGGTCTGGTCCTGTCGGTAGCTTCTGGCGTCCGGGTTAATTTCGATTTCTCCCTCAAGGCTCTGCTGCGTGATGGTCTGCATCACACAGCGGTCAATCCCCATTGACTGCTCAATTTTGACTTGTGTCGCCATAAATTAAATGACTCCCAGCTGAGGTGTTACGTTGCCCAGAAACGGGTTTTGTATTGGCTGTGCGGCCTGTAAAAACCGGTCAATGCTGTCAGCAATGCGCCGCTGTACTGCCAGCTGGTCGCGCTGGACGTTGATGCCTTGGTCACCGCCCCAAACTGCCGAGCCGATTGCGCCGACCTTTGCCATGCTGGTCGCAATAAGCGGCGCGGCTGCGGACATAACGCCTTTACTGGCAATATCCATCCCTGTCGGCGCTGCTTCCGGCGTTGCGTATTTTTTGCGAGCCTCGGCTCGTTTCTTTTCGATGTCGGCAATGATGTCGTCAAAAAATCCCGTTTTTGGCGCAGGTTTTTCTGCCGTCTTTGTGGCCTCCGAAAGAGACACTCCAGTGCCTCCCATGCCCATGCCTCCCATGCCCATAAACGCCTGCCCGCCATAAGTTGACTGCGTTTTTGCAAGTTTTTCGCTGATTTCAAAAAACGGTCGGATTTTGTCAATCAATCGCCCAATCAGTTCGATGGAAATTGCAATCCCGTCGCCAAGACTTTTCCCGACTTCGCTCAAGTCGATTTTGGCCAGCCGATCCATGGCGTCCATCATTTGCGGAATCGTTTCGCTGGCGATGCCCACAAAAAAGCCGTGCACCTTGCTGCCCGTCAGTCCCAAAATGTCACTTGCCCGCGCAAAAACACCTGCGTTTTGCAGCAGCATGTCGCTTTGTTTACCGAGGACAGCGCGGACCTCGTCCATGCCACTTGCATTTTGCAACAGCATTTCGTTTTGAGCGTCGAGTTGGGTGCTTGTGTCTTGGATCGCAGTCGAAGCAAACACCGAAAGCAGCTTGGCACCAGCCTTCCCGAAAATGTCCATTGCCGCCGCGGATCGCGCTGCCGGGTTTTGTATTTTTGAAATGGCCTCGCCAACCTTCATTAGCTGCTCATCGGCAGTCAGCCCTTGAATGTCGGCAATGTTAATGCCCATGCGCGCAAACTTTAGCGCGGCCTCGTCGCTGCCGCTGGCGGCGTCCGCAATGGAGCGCTGCAGCTTGGCAATGACCGGCTGCAACTGGTCGGCTTTCATGCCGTTGAGGTCAAATGCCATCTGTAATTCCAGCAGTTTGTCAATGGCGACGCCGGTCTGCGCGTTGAGGTCCACCAAGTCGTCGCCGAGTTGCAGCGCGTCCCGGAGTCCGTCCGCGGCAAAGGTCACGGCCCTGATGACTCCCTGCAGCGTCAAAAACTGCCCCATCGCTTGCATAATCCCAGCGGCGATGAAATTGCCTCCCATCGCAGTTTGGATGGTGCTGCCAAGCCCGCGCATGGCTTGGTTCGCTTGGTTGACACCTGCAACAAAGCGACTGGTGTCTGCCGCGATTGTGATCGTGTTCGCCATAATTATCTCCCGAAAACATCCTCCCGGCGCAAAACGCCGTCGCTGATTGCGGAAATCAAACTTGCACGCATTGCTCTCGCTTGCTCATCAAACGCTTTGTCAAGCGAGCGCTGGATTGCTCCAGCATCGCTGTGCCGGTTGGCGTTGCGCGCTGTAAACTGGATTAGCGTTGGCTCCACTCTGAGCACCATGCTGCCGCTGTTTCGCGCTTTCCACCTGGCAATCCAATCGGGGTATCGCACTCCGAGCCGGTCAGCTGCCGCGCACCAGCCCGCAGCTGTTGCTCCAATGGTTCGGGACAAAATAATCACCGCCTGCTTTCGCTTTTCTCTGGTCGTGTGAAACTTTTGAGTACTGGCAGGCCACTGCTTATTCGGCCTCTGGTATTGTTTGACATAGGCCACAACGCGTTGCGCAGGCTGATCCAACTCCTCCAGAATTGCCGTCAGCTGCGCTCGTTTGTTTTCGTCGCGTGCACGCTCTAATGAGCGCTCAATGACGCCGCGGTTTTTGATGATCGTCGCCAATTTTAACGTGCGCTCAATCGCCTTTTGTGACGCCCGGTAGCCTTTGGGAAACTTGGCAGTTTTGTCCTGGCGTATTTTCCCACTCATCGGAGGCGTGTACGCAAAAGCTACCTGCACAAGCATTTTGGCCTGTTCTCGGACAACTGCCTCGGTGGTGCGCCGTGTGATCTGAATCGAGCGTGCCAAATATCGGGCAAACCGTTCGGAATAATACCCAGCGTTGGTAGTGATGACGATTTCGTTACTCATCATCATCGTCCTCCACCGTTCCCCGCGCCGGAAACAGGCTTTCCAGCGGTTTTTGCGTGCGCCGGATAGTCCATGCCCCGTTGCCCCATATCGCGGCGTGATACACGCGCAAAAGCTGCGCCAGCGGTGCCCTGCGTTGTATGTGGTCCTGTGTCCATCCTGTTTCGCGCGCCAGTACCAGCAGGAATGACTCCTCCCAGCCTGGCGCTGTTAGTTTTTTGGTGCGTCCTCCCGCGTTGCGCCGGGTTGTGGCAGCACCTCTACTCGCCCCGCCTCTACGGCCTCGGCTTGCAGCCTGCACCACTCAGCGACCGGCTTTGCCAGCGCCAGTGGGAACGCCCGCGTAAACGCCTTAATCGAGGCCAGCGCCGTGCCGTCGCTGATTGCCTGCTCGACCTCTTCCGGTTCGCGCGACTGCAGCCACGCGCACGCAATCACCTGCTCTTGGTCTGACAGTTTGCCGAGGTCCAACTCAGCAATAGCAATCTGCGTCGTCAGCGTCCACGGCCTCAGCTCAAGCGGCCCGACTTGTGTCGGTTTGAGGAAAAACGGATTCATATAAAGCGCGCTTGGAACTCCTGCTTGAGCCATTCCGGCGAGTCTGGGTAAACCACGCCAAACGAACGACTATTGCCTCGCGCAATGCCAACTGCGGCAGACTTGGCAAACCGCTTGAGGTCCCGGCTATTGTCGCGAAAAGCCCGCATCCAGCTGATATCGGAGTCGGGATGCGCTTTGCACCACTCAAGGTCCTCAAAGCGCTTACGGAACTCGTCAAACTCAAGATCTGAGCCGTCAATCTTGGCTTGCACGTCGCAGTTAACTATCCAGCGGACATGCAGTTTGCCGTCCTCGTCCGTAAATTGCTGGAAGCCCCCACGCTTAACCAAAGCGCCACCGGAAGTAATCCATGCGGCGATAAGGTCGGTGTTGAAGCTCTTTCCCGGTTGTTCGTTGTCCTCTAATAATCGGAGGCGCATGTTATGTGGTTATGCTGCGTTGGTGTAGACGGTTGCCGTTGCTGACCAGCCGCGAAAATCGTCGTTTTTGGAGTCGAGAGATACGTTGGTCCAGATGCCTTTGCCGCTCACAACGCCGGGCATCCCCGAGGTGCTGCCGAGCGTGAATGGGCAGGAGTCGCCTTTGCCCTTAACGCTGACGGTGTAGGACGAGTCAAATGTGCGAGCCTCGGAATGTTGGCCGGCGCTGTTGATAAGCTGCTTAAACTCAGCCTTCATCTCGATGTCCACGCTTTCGACAATCGAGCCTCCGGCAGCAATAAGAGTGATTCCAAAGGTGGCCATATTAAAGGAAAAGGGTGTAGGTTGCCTCGGCGGTTGCAAAGTCGTCGTTGGTTTCGGAAACCTTTGAGCCGGTCAATTTTGCGCCAGAGAATGAACCTTCAGGTACGGCCAACAAATCGGCCTCGCCTTTGGTTTTGACGGTTGTAGTCGTCGTGCTGCGCGGCTTGGCCTGAGACACCACGGTCTGCCCCTCGGCGTCGCGGATCGTTGCAAGTTCAACAACAGCCTCTTGCGACGACTCTTGCAGGTAACCGCTTGGCGCGGTCACACTAAAGTTTACTGCTCCAAATGATACAGGCATAAGCGTTTATGGTTTAGGTCCGAATCCAATGACGTAAGGCATAGCGGTGCGCCAGTGCCGCTCCTCGCGCAAATTGTCAGTGCTCTGCGCCACTACGCCGTAAAGCTGCACTGCGTTGGACGTGATAACGATGTAACGCATGGCGAGGTCCACCGCCGCCGTAAACTCAGCGTGCTGCGCCCGCGTGTAATCGTCAGCCTGCGAAATGGCGTTGAGCGTCAACGTGCCACGTTGCAGCGGACTGCCGACGACAACGTCAGTCTGTAACTCCATAAGCACAGCGCGCGCCGGGATTGGTTGGTCGTCTTGCGGCTCGCCGACGTAAACACCGGGCAGAGCGGTTGCGAGCGCGGCTTGAATGGCGGCAGCGATAAGCCCGTCAGTCATCGCGTCACGTCCTCCAAGTAGATTTTCCAACTGATCGGATCCTCGTCCCAGCTGGTTATGCGGCGCTCGGTGCCGTTGACGCTGAGTTTTGCGCCATTCACAGGTTCTGGAAACCCCGCTTTCAGAAGTCGCACGAACCCAGCAAAATGCTGCTCAAAGCCGCCCATCGTCAGTAAATCAGATGTTTTTTCGGTCGCCACACAATCCACCGTAACGCCAGCGTATGTCACGCTGTCAGCCTGCATGTAGCCGAGCGCCTGGCTCATCGCGGATTCAGTGATGGCGGTCCACTCACTCATCAAATCAGCGCTGGCTCTGCCTTGCGCCTAGAAACCGGTTTTGGCGGCTCTGGTGCGGCTTTGTTGAGCTTCACGTTTTCCGGCGTGGGATTGACCACCAGATAGATCCGGCCAGCGCCGTTGTGCTGCTTGTAAAACCGCCGCGCCTCGTCTGGCGATCCGGTCGAGAAAATGATTTGCGGACCTGCGCCGAGGTCTTCAAGCACCAGTGAGATTTTCATGTGGGATATTCGGAAAAAGCCGGGACGCCCATTTACAGAGCGCCCCGGCTGTGGAGGGGTTTCAGCCGTTAGGGGGTTACGATGCGGACGCCCATGTTAGTACCTTTCGCGCAGCCATATATAACCGAGCAAGAAATGCACGTCTTTCCGCTTTCCCTTGAGTAGAAGCGCCTGAAAGTGACCGGAAGCCCGAGGTCGGGGACGATAACTTCAGCGATCTCAATAGAATCCTGCAACGCGGCCTCAGGGTTCACCCGGCGGGCGGCCATGATGAGCGCGCTGGAGTGCATTGCAAACCCGGCGAGGCTTTCGCCGTTGGCGTCGCACAAGTCGCTTTCGTAAACCTCAAAGCCAGACACCCGCGGGACGGTGTTGTTGGCTTTGAACTCGGTGATGGTCGGGATTTCAGCCGAGATGAACGTCTTCAGCACCGATCCGTAGTACGCAGGATTGAGGAGCAGCGCGCGCCCGAACTTCGGAGCCTTAGCCGAACTGGTCAGCTGCTGCGCCAAGTCGATCACGTCGGAGCGGTCAAAGTTGGCAGCGCTCGAAGAAAGCGCGGTCTGCGTGAAGTTGGCAGCGGTCACCAGATTCCAGATGTCCCCGAACACCTTAGCCCCAAGAGCCTGCACCATCGGGGCCAGAAACAAGCGCTCAAAATTGATGGACGACTGGAGGACCTCAATGTCCGTAAACCCGAGCGTAACGCCCTGGTGCTGGTCGAGAGTAATCGTGCGGGCAGTCGTGTCGCCAGCCACGGGAGCGTAGCCATCGGCGGTGATGTCCACGACGGAAGGGACCGTCGCGAAACGGGTTGTTACCGACTGCCCAGCGGACGCAACGTCCGTGGAGAAGTCAGTCGTGATGCCACGCAAAGGAGCGAAAGCGTTGGTGAGGAACGGCAGGGAGGCCTGCGCGATTTGTGCGAGAAAAACGCCGTTGAGAGCCATGGTATTGAATTAGTAGAGGTTAGGAGTGAAACTGCATTGCGGTTTTGTTGGCCGCGTAGAACGCATTTCGTTCCGCGAAGCCCAGAGTCATGTAGTGCGCCCAAAGCTCGTCGCGGGACTTTGGCGCGGTCGCGGCCTCCGGTTGGATGGCCACGGGAGGGACGCCGAGGTTGGCCACGATTGCGTTCGCCTTTGCCGCTGCGTCAGCCTCGGAGGCCTTCATGGCGTCGAGCGCTGCGGCCAGATCGCGGTTGTTGGCGTTGGCAAGGTCCAGAGCAGCGGAGAGTTCCGCGGCGCGGTTCTTGAGCGCATCAAATTGAGCCACCAGCGCCGAGTGCTCGGCGGTAAGTGCGTTAAGCGCCGAGAGGTCAGCCTGTGCGGCGGACAACGCTGCCAGCGCGTCGGTGAGGGTTGCCGGAGTGGACTCCATATGCCCTAAGGCACCGGGACAAGAAAAACCCCGCCGGGAGAGACAGCCCGACGGGGTAAAACAACGAACCCAATGAACAACTACGTGCCTACCATACGCAGAAGCTCAGAATATGCAAGCTCTTCTGTGCCGACTGCGTCAATGAGGTTACCCGCTTTTGCCCGCGGCGCCAGGTAAGCGGCCCCGGTCATGTACTCGTCGGCAACACGGCGGTTGCGCAGTACGTTGTCGCGGAACTGCGCGAAGCTGTCGTCCACCAGCTGCTGTAGGCTGGCGCGTTGCGCTGGCGTCAGCGACGGCCCCATGCCTGCGCCTTTGAGTGGCCCGGACGTGATCGGATCCCAACGCAGCCCCTCGGCCTCGTACGCTGCGGACTGATCCAGCCACGGGATAATCGTGCCGATAGAACCCCAAGTGCTGCCCACGGAGCCAATAACTTTGTCACAGCTCACCGCGATGTTGTACGCAGCCGAGCAGGCGGTGTCGTCGGAGTAAGCCACGATGGGAATCGTCAGCGCTTGGATCATGTCCACGACCTCAGAGCATCCAGTGCAGTTGCCCCCCGGCGAGTTGATCTCAAGCAGGATCCCGCGGCAGTTGGCCTCCACGGCCTCCTCGATGTCGTCGGCAATCCACTCGTAGTCCCACCCCCCGCAGCACGCCTCGATGGGCGAGATGCCCTTAGCGAGCGTGCCCTCGATGCAAATGTGCGCGATGCCCTGCCCGTCGATTTCCATTTCCTCGCGCTTGCTGGTCATGCCGTCGAGCATTTCATAGCCTTCGCCGTTGGCGCGCAGGATTCGGCCCTCCACCAGTTTGCGGACGGCAGCATAACCGCCGGGAGTGATAAGCCAAGGCCGATAAAAAACCTGTTCAATGACGCGCTGAAATTTCATTCGGTGGGTGCGGTTGTCGGCGGGTTGCCGTTGGGTGTGAGCAGGCCGAAAACATCGCGGGTCAGCCCCGAGCGTTCCACGCGGCGTCGGATCTCCAGTTCCTCGCGTTCGACCTCGTCCAAGTGCTCCTCCAGCGTTTTGCTACCGCTGGCGAGAATGTCCGTCATGCTGCGCATCCCTGCGCGGTACGCCTCGATGGCGTCGCGGTTGGCATATCCGCTGTCAGCGGTCAATCGCGCCGGTTCCGTAAACCGAAACTGATAAGCACCGCCGCGGTTAGCGTCAGCACCAGTATAGGGCGGCAAAATGCCAAGTTCGACAAAGCGCGCCACGGCAAATGCGCACCGCCTTTTGCAAAACGCCGAAAGGTAAGCATGTCGTTCGGAGGTCACGCGGTTCACCTGCTCCAAAATTATCCTGGCACTGGCACCGCCCAGTTTGGACATATCCCACCCAAACTCCGGCGGCCATTGCGCCGCCAGCAGCGCGTTGCGGATGAGTCGCTCCTGTAGCCTGTCCTGCGCCTCCGTTGGAATCTTGGCGTCCAGTTGTTGGATGGACTCGCCAGCGTTGGCGGTCAGGTACTCGATGCGCCCGCCTGCCATCGGCGTGATGCGCAGCCCCGGCGTGCACTGCGGGAGCGTCGTGTCGGTCAACGCGTTGTAGGCCTCGCCGGGATCGGCCATGCCTTGTTGGTTGGTGACAAGCAGCCCGATTTTTGCGGCCATGCGGGACGCCGCTTGGATGTCGTCGCCGAGATCTTTGAGGCTCAGCAGGTCGCGGATGGCAGGCGCAAACGCACTGATGCCGCGGACTTGGTCCACTTCCCGAGGGTCCATCGTGAGCATGCACGCCTGGACGGGAATGTCGCGGTCGTCGCTGCCGTCCTGCGCCTCGCCTAGCACGCGGTAAGCGATGGCCCTGTTGGTCTTGGACAGGATCACGCCGTTGTAAATGCGCAGCCCGCGGTATCGGCCCTCGGTCAGGACGCCGTCGTCGCCTCGGCTGCCGATTTGATGCCACGGCACCTGCTGAAGCTGCGGGTAGCCGTTGGCGGTCGTCGTCAGGATTGTGAGCAGATCGCCTTCGCGGTCAATGGCGGTTGATTCCAGTCGCAGCCCTTCCCACCAAGATTTTCCGTCAAGGTAGCAGATTTGAAACCAGTCGAGCAGTACGGACTCGGCAACCTTGCCCCACTCGCGGTCTGCGCCGGTGAAAATGGGTCGCATGGCCATCCCCACGGACAGCATGCTTTTTTGATCGATGGCGGCGTTGACCATTCCCACATTCCAATAGAGCTTGCGCGCCGCGGAGTTGACCGTGCGCCACTCGCCAACGGTCAGTTCGCGGCTGATGCTCTGGGTGTGATTCCTCCAGTACGGTTCGCCCCAAACGCCGCCTTCGATGAGTCGTTGCCTCCTGTACGCGTTATAATTAGCGCCCACCTTTGGTGCACCGAGGCCCACCAGCTTTTTGAATTTGTCGAGTAGGCTCATGTGAAAAACGCCTGCGTCCGGCGCACCGGCCCGTTAATGCCTGCGGCTTTGTAGTTGAGCGCCTGCTGCGCTAACATGATGACATCCAACGGCGAAAGCGTGCCGCCCACGTTGAACTGGAACGCAGCGCCGTCGATGGATGACGACACCAGCGTGCTTTTGCCTGCAGTGACTAAGTCAAACTTACTGGCGATGATGGCGCGAAGCTCGGCCACGTCGCGCGTGAGAAACACCTGCAAAAGAAGCCGTTGGTCGGGAGCCATCACCCTATGCACTAGGACAAGAAAAACCCCGGACACCGCACACGCGGGCCGGGGCTTCGTCGCTTGCACCATATCCGCACTTCCGGTTTGGTTATGGTTGAGCCTGTACCCTACTCTGCCGCTGGCTGCTCGTCAACCTCTGGCGCTGTGCTCACCATATCAGGCAGGATCCCAAGGATCTGCGCCGCCAGCACGTTCATCGCCTCGGCATCCCACATGTGGTTAGGTCGCCCCGTCGCCGTCCACCGCAGGCGCGTTTTCTTCGTCCTCTTGTCCACCGTCGCCCGCTTGCGCTCGGAGTTGAGATGCCGGACATACTCTGGGGGCGCGTCTTGCGGGAACTCCCACACCGGCGAGCCCGTGTTGCGGAGGTTGGCTAGGATGTCTTTGATCGGATCCGACGCCCAGTAGAAGAAGGTGACAAACACGCGTTTGCCGTGCTGGTCTTTGTACGTCGGAGCCACTACCCGATCCGGTGCGGAGTAGTATCGGCGAATGGGTTTGCCGTCGCTGCCCCGCACCGTAAAGGAATCCTCGGCGCGTCCTATTAACGCGGTCCAACCGTAGCGGGCGCAAGTGTCATAGATCCGTCCGTGGAAGGAGTTGCCAGCGTCGAGCAACGTGCGCTTGTCGGGCACCTTGAGCCTGGTCTGGATCTCGCGGAGCTGGTCCACGGTCAGGATCTTGCCCGCCCAGAGTAGGCGAGAATGCCCATCTTTGAGCCAAACGCGGCAGATGCCCCAGTAGTGATCTTGCTGGCAGTCCACCGTGAAAACGCGGGCGGCTTCGTTCTCCATCGGCCTGCCGTCCTGCCATTCATTCACGAAATACTCGGACGCCTCCAGTTCCAGCGCGGGCAGTTCCTCTTCCAGCTTCCAAGGTTCCGCGAGCCGCTGCATGCGGAAGTCTTTGGTCGGCTGCAACACCCCGAGATGCCGAGCGTCTGAAGCCTGGCACCATTGAATGACAAGATCGGCCCACCGGATCCAGTAAACAGACTGGGCCGATACGCGCCGGGAGCGGTAGCCCTCCACGTGGTCATTGCCCTCGGTGCGCCACTCGCTGCGCTGAGTCAGTGCACGCCTAGCTGCCGTCGTGTCTGGCGTAACGTGTCCGCAGTGCGGGCACTCATGCCGGACAGTTTTTACCAGCGCGCCCCAGTTCCATTCCCCGTTTTCGTTTTTGCACTCCTCATACTTGATGTCAGTCCACGCCGGTTTGACCCACTGACTGCACCCTGGGCAGGAGTGACACCACTGGAACTCCTCTCCAGATCTCCATTCCTCGGTCAGTTGATGCGGCTCCTCAAAGCTCTGGGAGGTCAGGAGCGCGTAGCCGTTCCAGCGGTCGTGCAACCGTTTTTTGAACTGAGTGATCAGGTCGCTGTACTGCCAGCATTCGTCAAGAAACAGCACCTGCACGGATTTTTCTTGGGCGTTGGAAGTGTTGGCACCGCCTAGCATCAGCGGCATATGAGCGAAATAAATGCCATCCTTCTTGGTGTGATGCCGGTTCGTCGGCATCAGTCCCCGAAGCGGTTCGCATGCGTTGAGCACCGGGAGCAACCTGGTTGCCATCCACTCAGCCGAGGTCGCGTCGGTCTGAGTAATCGAGAGCATCGGCCCAGGTTGTTGAGCAACTGCCCAGCAAACTAGCGCCTCCAGTGCCGTGCTCTTGCCCGCGCCGGTGCAGGCTTGGACAAATGTCTGTCGGCAGGAAGGGTCGGCAAAGTCGGCAAACACCGCGTTCCACCAAGGAGCGGTTTGCCGGTCAAAATGCGTAGAGCGGGAGCTGTGCGGGAAACGGACGTTGGCTTCCAACCAGTCCAGCGGGTTGCCGGTGTAGGCAAGGCGGACAGCGCGCGCTGCTGCCCTAAGGATGTGTGACGTGTCGCTCAAATGCGGTCCTAGCGTTTTGCTTAAGCAGCTCAATGCGGTTGCGCAGGCGGATAAGGATGTCGGCCTCGCCCAGTCCAGCAAGCTGCCCCGGCAGGTCGTTAACCATTGCATCCAGCTCTGCGCACCAAGTGCTAACCACCCGCACTGTCTCATCCACCACGCGCTCCACTGGGATCAAGCGCCCCTCGTCCTCGGCAATCTTGATGTCGAGGCGCTTGACCTCTCGCTCCAGCTTTTGCTTTTTGACGCCGTTGATGTCGCTAGGACTTGCCTGTTGCGCTTTGGAGTCGCGCCACTTTTGGATGCCTTCAATGGTTGTCCACGGGAGCCCAGCCTTTGCCATTGCCCGTTTCCACCGCAACACCCCCGGGCGGCTCAAACCAAAGTGCGCGGCAACCACCTCCAGCGTTAGGTCTGGCAGCGTGCCCGCCTCGTATGCGGCTACCATTGCTTGTTCGGACTTGGTGATGCGCTTGCCCGCCTTGAGCGCAGCGAGAATGTTTTTGACTTGGGCCTTAGTAACTTGTTCGGTAAGACTCATGGAACTTAAAATTGTGACGCTGCGTCGGATGATTGCTGCAAGTGATTGGTCATCAGCAATTAAGTTTGCTGCAAAGTTTCCTCGGCTTGGTCAGGCTCGAGACGCAATTTTGTCGGCAAAGGATGCCTTGCAAAACCCTGCGTTTTATCGGCAGTTGCGCCGTGATCCTGATGCGGTAATTGCTGCGGGAGTTGCTGCTCTGGTGCAGCAATACCAAGAGCGCGCTTAATTTGGTTGAGCGCGTTACGCTTGTCGTCGAGCGCGCGCGCCACTAACGGAGACTGCCAATCCAGCGCTGCCGCAATCTCTTGCGGATGGCTTAATTTTGCTGCCATCGCGTCTACATCTGCGGCGCATCGGATTACATATTGCGCGGGAATTTGGATTCCATATTTGTTCCATGTGTTAATGCTTTCACGTTGGAACAGAATTGGCACTCCGCACCACAAGGCTTCGTAATACCGATTTGCCGGGCAGTTGTAGTGCGCGTGCGTATAAGCGTCCTCCAAATACAAGCTTGCAGCAAATTGCCTAAGTGTTTCTTGCCCCGCAATCCAACTCATCCCTCGCGCGTACCTTGGCTCAATCCCGATACTCGCAAAGATCTTCATATTTTTTGGCGACGTGCTGAGCCAGCAATTGCGCCCAATATATTGCCCAAAATAACGGGACCGATCCTTGCGCCAGCGCCCGTAATAGATTGCTCCATACTTGCGAGTCTTAAGTGGATTAACACATGGCCTTGCAAGCAAAGCGTTTAGATTTACAAACACTTGCTGCTCGGCCTGTTTATTTTGCAGCGAATGTTCAAAATTGCGGAACACCCCGTATTTGCGGCCAGCGTAAAACAGAGGCGCAAAAGTGCTTTGCTCATACTCTCCGACCAGCCACCAGAGTTGTGCCTGAGGATTGCGCTTGAGAAAAGCCACTGACTCTGTGCGCTCGCACGAGGTAGAGCCAAAACCGCAAATAATTGCGTCAAAATAATCTGGTGCTTTTTTGAGCCCAGCCGCGTCCACGTATAGCGGCGCGTTTAATTCTTTAGCGAGCACTATCATGTTCCGATAAGCCACCGTTAGGCTTCCCTCGGGGTCACGAGTGCCTTGCCTCGCATCCAGCAACGCAACCTTCATAGCTTTGCCAGCTTGCGCAAATCGGCCCATTTAATCTTGCGCCCACCTAAAATTGACTCTGCTTCTGTGCGCTCATCCCAATCCTTGCACACGATTTGCAAGCAACATTCTTCCTTGATTTCATTAACTTCATCTAGCGCAACGGGGCCTTGATCTGCGCCAGGTGCGTCAAACCCAGTAAGATCCAAATCAAAATCGGCCTCCCTCAAATCTGCCAACTCAACCCCGAGCATCTCGTCATCCCAGCCTCCACCAAGTTCGGCCAGCCGGTTATCGGCCAGTATATACGCGCGCCGCTGCGTCTCTGTCAGGTGATCCAGCCGCAAACACGGCACCGACTCAAGCCCCAGTTTGCGGGCGGCCAACACGCGACCATGCCCGGCAATAATGCCGTTTTCTTTGTCCACCAGCACCGGGTTGTTGAAACCAAACTCGCGGATGCTGGCGGCTAGTTGCGCGATCTGCTCGTCAGAGTGTTTGCGAGCGTTGCGCGCGTAGGGAATGAGCGCCTCTACTGGTATGGATTCAAGCTTTTTAGCAGCCATGTTAGGCAAAATATGCCTGTTTGGTCTGTTAACAAGGCACTTTTTGCCGATTGCACAAAAAAAGGGCACGCGTCCTTAGCCTCAC